GTTATCATCATTGACTTCTTTGTCTTGGGTTTGAGTGGGTTACCCAATATAGTGTTGACTACGCAGTCATAGCGAGGATCAGCTTGGTTGATCTTTGTTGCAAATGCAACAGCATCTGCATAAGTAAGCATTTGTACGCCAGGAGCTGCGTACATCATTGCTGCTATGGCATCCAAGGTGAATGCTCCAGGTGTGGCGTAGTCTTGAGCCATGATGTTCTGGGAGGTGAAGTTTGGGACGACTTCGTAGACATAAGATATCTCTATCTTAACTACTGGTGTGAGAGCAGCTGCTCCAGTAACTAAGACCATAAAAAAGTCGTTCCAGATCTGGGTGTTTCCTATTGGTGACAGTTCGTCGTAGGGGTCTGGCAAAAAGATACTCCTGTAAGACGTGAGTGCATTGCCAGTCTGGTAGTATTGGCAGTTTTGCAGGGATTGCTGAGGTACTGTACCTTGGACAGTGGCCAGATTCATGTTCTGAAAGAAGCCTACTTCGTAGTCACCTTGTGAATTGTTGGCGCTAGTTATGGGTATGACATTAACTGCGAAACCAGTAACCTTGAAAGTGGACAGGTTAGCTACGGAGGTAGACAGAGACCCGTTGATGAAGGTATTGCCAGTGAATGAGCCACCTCCAGGTAAATAGCCAGTGGCTAAGAGAGCGAATGCCCCTGATGCTGCGCCTGAAACTACACCTGGATTCCAGGGATTTATGAAGATGGCTAGGTTGCCTGCAGCATCGGTAGTGCCGATAAAGTTTGTGGAGCCGGTAGTAACTGCAGTACGTGTTGGGTAGTTGAAGGGCAATCTTTTTCTGAACTCTTCAGGACAGACTACTGTGGCAATAGCTTCTGTGCACACAGCATCGAGTGCTAGTTGGCCGAGCCTTATAGGTGGGTAACTTGGTGACTCGTAGGTGACGCCACCTATAATAGAGCGTTTGCTGGGTTGTGAGACATTGTTATTGCTGAAATCGTTAGGATCTAAACCTGCGTCGTCGCCCAAAAATCTGCGCAGGGTTGGCTCTACATACCTCTTGTAAAGCTTTTGTATGGCTGGAGCACCATACTCTAAAATGTATGGCATAGCTTGTTGGGCTATTGAGGCCCAATCGTCTAGCAGAATGAGCTCTTTCAGTTTCCGATGGGTGATCTTGTCTAGGCCAAGGCTCTGTTTGAGGTGCTCTAGGTTTTGTGCAGTAGGCATCATTTGAGTCTTGTCGAAAACTGCATCATTGATGGCTGCATTGGAAATTCTGGAATTTTGGCGTTTGTCCATGAGCGAAACTCCGAGATCCATTGATGATACATTCTTTGGCTGTATCGTTTGTTCTAGCTTTGAAAGAGTTTCTAGTAAGTTCTGATTTCCTTCTTTGAAAGCATTGGCTAAAACTTGAATGCTTTTTCCGTAGAACTCTTTGTTGTCAGGGCCTTTTGCAAATTCTTGGACTTTTGACTTGCGCTGACTACGAGTGAGCTTATAAATCTCTTTGGCTCGTTC